GAAACGCCCCAATGGCAACCCGCGCTCGCATCGGTCTTGAACTCGCTGATGGTTCTATCCTGTCTGCCTACCACCACTGGGATGGTTATGAGTCTTGGTTGGGTCGCATCCTGAAGACCCACTACAATAGCAAAGAACTTGCTGCCGAACTGATTGATGGTGGTGATATGTCTGTTGCTTGGAATGATGACAATCAACCCGAGTATTACTCTGCCCGTGGTGAAGATTGCCCTCCTCGCATTGATGCTGATCTGTGCGAATATCTTCTTCCTGATAACAGCGAAGAGTATGCATATGTCTTCCGCAACGGTGAATGGGTATGCTATAATATGCACCAGTTTGATGATAGCAAACTGCCTGAAGTTGTTGAGATTCCCTCTGGGGCGCTTGCAGCATGACATTCATTCTATGGTACTTTGGAGGGTTGGTAACAGCTCTCCTGTTTAACTATGTTTTACACCAACCGAATAAAGAATATGAAAAAAGGTTGGAAGAACTTGAAGACAAACTTTATCGTAACTCTGGAAACTAATTATGAAAAATCAAAACGGATCTATTGACCCTGTTTATGCCACCGTTGCTGCTGGCACAATCTTGCTGCTCGGTCTTATCTTTGTAGGTGGACCAATGTATAATGTGTGGCAACAATCTCTTGCTGGTAAGGCAGAACTGCAAAAAGCAGAATACACTCGTCAGGTAGCAGTTCTAGAAGCACAAGCAAAGAAAGATAGTGCTCAACAACTTGCTGATGCTGAAATCATTCGTGCTCAAGGTGTTGCCAAGGCAAACCAAATCATCGGTGATTCGCTGAAAGATAACCGTGAGTATCTTCAGTATCTGTATATCACTGGTCTGGAAGATGGTAGCAAGAATGGTAACGTGACGATCTATGTTCCTACCGAAGGTGGTATGCCTGTACCAACTCTACAGATGAACAAGTGACACTTTAATAACTGGCACATAGGGCATTCCAGAGCACTCTGGGTGCCCTATAATAGTTTCATACACAAGGGAACCAACCCGATGAGCACCACGACCTTTGCTGATTACGCTGCCGCTGCTGAGGCACGGAAAGACATCGCAACTGCCGTTTTGGGGCACACCTATGCCCTTTGTGAGGCGCTGCGCCAGAATTACATCGATTACTCCATCAAGTCTCATCAACGCTCCCTGCAGCGTCTGGAGGGTAATACTGAGACTGGTGTTGCCTATCACAAATCTTGTATTGAGAAACTTGGTAAGGGTATTTGTGATTATGAGTTCTATCCTGAGACTGGACGCAAGTATCATAAGATTATTATGAGTGCAAATGGTTCCCGATCTGTTCATGCTTTTATAGATAAGAAGACTGGTGAGGTTTATAAGTCTGCCAGTTTCAAAGCACCTGCCAAAGGTGTTCGCTATGATCTCAGACTGATCAAAGATCGTGAATGGTTGTTTGAGAATGCTGATTGGGCAGGTTCTTATCTTTACGCTCGCTGATAAAATGAAAAAACTTATCCTTATTTCTAGTTTACTTTTTGCGCCTACTCCTATAATGGCGCAACAAGTTAATCAATACGGTGTTTGTACACAATATCAGGAAGTTTATGTTCCTGGTGGATATGATCGCTACGGTAATTATGTTCAGGGTGGTGTAAGAACTCAATCTTATAACGTTCCCTGCAATCAAGTTGTTGGTGGTAGTTGGAATTCTACTCAGGCATATTATGGTAGACCATCTAATCCAAATTGCAACCCAACTAGAACTGTTCTAGGATCTGTGTTTGGTGGTGCAATTGGACGTGCTGCTGCTATGAATTATCCAAAGAATTATGGTTGGGCAACAGCACTTGGTGCATCACTTGGAGGACTTGCATTCGCCTGCTAATTATGACATCAATTGACAAATTCATTTTTGTTTCATCCTTCTTTATTTTTATGAATTGGGGTGTTAGAATAACGCAAGCACTCTTGAATTTAGTTCTATGACACTAGACAGCGGTAAATTAATGTATTCTGAGGGTAACAACGACGAATGTTACACTCCTGCTTATGGTGTTACACCCATTCTCAAATACATTCCTAAAGATGCAACTGTCTGGTGTCCATTTGATACTATTGATAGTGAATTTGTCAAGCAGATTTCAGAGCAGAATGAAGTTGTATTCACTCATATCAAGTATGGGCAGGACTTTCTTACCTATGAACCATCTGATTGGGACGTGATTGTATCCAATCCACCATTCACAAATAAACGTAAGTTCTTTGAGCGAGCACTATCATTCAATAAACCATTTGCTCTGATTATGACCAATACTTGGTTGAATGATTCTGCACCAAAGCAACTGTTCAAGGACAAGGATCTGCAACTGTTGATGTTTGATAAGAGAATGAAGTTTCATAGTCCTGATGGTAGACCAAATGATAAGATCACATTCAGTAGCAGTTACTATTGTTGGAACTTTCTACCAAAACAAATCATAATGGAGCAACTGGATGTGCCAGCTGGTAAACTGGCACAGCGCACCCGTAGCGAGGCGGTTCTTCCCCTATAATAAGAAGGTAATCAAGGGAACCACCGATGACTGAGTTCTACGACTACGTTCTGAGTTTTTACGGAAAGGATGGCATCTATCCTATGGGTGCTACCCTCACTCAAGTCAAGCAGGCAACCGCAACTCTTAAGAAAATTCTCAAACTCAAAGGTGAAGAGTTCTGTGGTGATAGTATTGACCGTGAACTTGTGCGTGACCTTATGATCAACAAATACAAACTGCAAATCAAATGAAGTATAAAGTTACGATAGAAACTCTCAACGGAGAATGCTTTCAAGAGACTATGGAATCTAACTCTAAATCTTCTGTTCTCTGTGATCGCATCTTTAATCAAACTCCAAACGTCCGTTCTGTTGAAGTAAAACCCGCTTAATTATGGCACTCTCCAACGACACAATCATCAAACTCTCTGAGGCACTTTCTCAGGATGTTGCCGATTATATTACCGATCATCACGAGTTCTTTGATCTGATTGTTCAGTTGATTCCTGAGGCAATTACTGCTAAACTGGGTGATGTAGATGATATGGTGCTTGCCGAACTTTCTATGTGTATTTCTGAACGTCTTGTATTGAAAGGTGTATGATTGGAATGATTGCTGGATTGACTTGTGGAATCGCTACCTTTTATGGTATGGGTGATGGATTCCACGGACAAACAACTGCAAATGGAGAACGATTTAATGCTTACCGTTGGACTGCTGCTCATCCTTACCTTCCTATGGGAAGTAAGATTAGAGTTACAAACCAAGACAACGGAAAGCAAGTGATTGTAAGAGTGAATGATCGTGGTCCTTATTCTCATGCCGACCTAGATCTATCATATTCTGCATTTGCGCACATTGAATCTGCTAGTAAGGGTAATGCTACTGTTTGTTGGAGGGTAATCGGATGAAAAAACTGATTTTCTTGATGCTGCTGCTGCCCCTGCCTGCTCTGGCGGGACCACCGTTCAAATATCAGACAAATTGCTATTTGGAATCTAAGGACAAAACTTATCAGGAAGATGTATGTACTGTGGTGGAAACCCGTGAGAAAGGTGGAGCACTCAAGACTCGTAACATTTATTCTAACCGCTGGGGTTTGACGATTAAATCCCGTTTTAATGAGAAGGATGAATTTTTGACTTGGGACAGTCATAACAACTTTGAGTATAAGTGGGACTATAAAGTTGGTGGAGTTGATGGTAGTAGTGCATATACATATGTGATGCCTGGTGTTCTTTTGCAAAACGTAAGTTGGGACTAATTAAATGGACGAAATTCAAGTAAATCTAAATGCACACGAGGTGGGTATTCTTCTTGCCGCACTTCAGAATCTTGAAAATATTGATGAAATTTATATTGCCAGAGACTATGGAAGTGCGCCAGCACTTTATAACAAACTCTATTCGCTCTGGGAGCAGATGGACACTTCGACAACTGGACTACGGTACGACCTGACGCCCTCCTTCTGACCTATAATAAGAAGGTAGTCAAGGGAACGCCTGTGAAACGACCCATTACCTTCACCTCTGGTCAACTACTGGACATTATCTCTATGCTCGAAGAGAAAGAGGACGCTCTGTATGATGCTGACAACAAGGGTCTTGCTGTTTACTATATGCAGATGGGAGTTCAGTTTCAACGGATGTATGATCTTATGAAAGATCTTCCTGGCGAAAAGCGTGTTGTTCAACTGGTTGTTTCTGATTCAGAATGAAAACCTCTTTCATCTTTCTTGCCTTTATCGGTATTCTGTTGTATAATAGTCTCCTGATCAAACGTGATCAAGAACTATTCAAGGCATACGATCGAGCGTGTGCCGAACTTCCTTCTCCTCATCCAGATTGCCAACACAGAAAATGAACGATCAAGACATTATACAGTTTCTCAACGCCTTTGATGATTTTATGAAACACGCCGAAGAAGAAATGGATTCCTATTTCAAGTGGCAGGAGGCACGTTCATATACAAATTCTTTTTATGAAGAAAAGGCAGCAGAACTTGAGATTACTGTAGACTACTACATTCAGGAGTTTCTGTGATTGATCAGAAAGGAAAAATCATTCTTGCTCTAATGCAGATTGATAATATTATGAAACTCATCAAGGGCAATGAGTATGAGTTTTTTATGTATTCTCATCTCACCTCTGTTGACATTGAACTTAAAAGACAATTGACAAATCTCAATCATTCAACTACAATTAAGGAGTAATTTACACAAACAAATGAAGTATCTTTACATCGTTGACTACTGGGTTCCGTTTCCTTCTTCCGAGTATGGTGGACTAATCAATCTGATTGCCGAATCCGATGCGCAGGCATTTGAGATTCTATCTGCCGAGCAACAGTTTGATGAACGGTATGTGGATCGCATTATGGAGCGAGTGGTCAATGCTCAGAAGTTTGCTCTGGTCGATGATTATGAATCTGGTATTCTAGAGTCATTCACCACCTGATGAAAGAGTTTCCCCATACTGCACCGAGTGGTTATTCCTATGAGTACGAAGAACTTAAAAAGAACTATACTGCTATTTGGATTCGCAATCACTATAAATTTATTTACAACGGTTGCGCTTCTGTTCGTAGCATTTGGGGATTCTACAATCACAAGACCAAGTGCTACCACGCTCCTATCAACTCCAAGACAGTCGGTGATCAGGTAAGAATCGAAGATACAACAGCGTACTCTGCAATGTTACTCAAACTCACACCACTACAATCTGCATTTGTATGAGTTATACTCCAAAGGTAAATGATTATGTAAAATGGACCAAGAGTGTTGAAGGTTGGGTATATTTTAAGTGTAATGATTATATTACTATTGAGGACTCAACAACACCAAAGGATCCAGAAAACTTAGCTCATTGTCCCATACATAAGAAAACGCGAGTGTTAGTCTTGTGTTTTCGCAATCAATGGAAAGAATTGATTTATGTCAAAACAAGAGAATCAAAATACGAAGAATAAGACTCTTTGGCGTTGGTGGGCAAAAGCATTAGGTGAGAAAGCATCCAAATGTGATAGAGAATCAGATCGTATTGCATACATTCGCACTATTATATTCATCACCTATCTAATTACTAATTGCTTTATTGTTGCTGGTGTAATTCGCCATTGGAATGATGATGTTCAATCTTCTAATGGTTCAGAATCAGGATGTGTATATGTTAAAGACAATTGATATCCGATCTTCCTGCCCTAAATTGTTTCTAACATAATGCCACAAATGACCAGGAAGTAAGTAAAACCTACCTCTTTCTGGTTTTACTTCAAGTTGCAATAGTTGTGTATTCTTCATATAGAGATTACTATATTCTGATCCGTCTTTTCTTACAACAATCAAATCTCCTGGATTTTCAGGAAAGTCCACATAGAATACTCCAATTAAGTCTGCCCGATAATGAGTATGAATAAAATTATATTGATATTGCTTATTAATATTGACCCACCAGTATAAACTAGAAAACTTAATTCCTAAGTCATATCTGTCAAGTGTATCCTGACAAAATCCTTTAACAATATGAATCAAAGGATCAATGTTCTTATACTTGTCACACTGATCATTGTCCTTATATGATGGAGAATGATAACCACCTTGATTTGATACTTGAATCGTTGGTTCATTCTGTTGCATTAAATAACAATCTTCTTTCAATGCATTTAAATTCAAATCTGGCACACAAGATCTAATAAAACTTGGGAATAGAGTATCTTCCAAAACTCCCTTATAATTGAACATAATAAACAAGAATAATATCAGTTAGTTATAATACCAATAATAACCTTTCCAACTATAACGTCCAGGATGGTCTAAACTTTTTCTAAGAGCAGTACCTGCACATCCATTACCTAGTTCTCTACAAGCAGCATCCATACTCTCATATTCTGGACCTTTCTCATTTGTTTTTTTATCAATTCCATATATTGCTTTCTTCTTACTTTTGTATTCTAATAGTTTCCATCTATACCCATAACATTTACCATTTCTTTTTGCAGTGACTAATATGTTGGAATTCTTTCTAACATCACCTGTGACTTCTGCTGCTGCTTCTCTTACTGTATTCCATACTCTCACTTCACCAGTCTCTACGTTTGTACCTTCTATTCTTAGACCTGAGTGTTTACCATTACCTCTGTGTTCTTCCTTAATGGTGATACCCCAAGGACTTCTAGAAATTGGTCTTGGTTTAGGTTCTGGCTTGATCTTTTCTCTTGGATTATATTCTGGTTGATACTTATTAATCCAGAATTCTTTTCTCTCATCTAATTGATTTACGTGACATTCATCTAATTCACGTATGATAAACTTATGAATACCGAACTTACGAAATGCTCTATGTAGAGGTTCCTTTGACATCTTCTTCGATGCCTCTATATGTGCCTGCCATTCTTTATTCATCATTAAGGCAGTTTTACCCACATATTTGAATCCGTTTTCTTTGTTAATGATCAGGTAAATGATACCTCTCATGATGGTCAAAATAATGCAGAGTACTATTATGTATCAGATGTGTATTTTTTGTTACTTTAAGCGGTAATGTGAGTAAAAATATATTATAGTGATGTTATATGATTATATGATATCTTATAAATGCTTTTAATATCTTATAAATGCCCGATCTTATAGACTTATATTCTTATAAATGCCCGATCTTATGAATAAATGCTGATTCTTATGAATAAATGCCCGATCTTATAGCAACCTAAGCGAGCGTATCATAAGACGCGCAGTTTGTCAACCCCCCACCCCGCCGAAATGCTCCCAGACCCTCACAAGATCTCGACGAGATTATGCGATCTTATAATGTTAGCGTTATAACACATTTCTAGGCGAGAATTACTATATAATATCATACTTATGCAATCTCGACGAGACCTGAGTGAGATCCTAGACTTGCAATCTCGACGAGAACACGCTATAATATCCACAGTTACACAATCTCGACGAGTTTTATGTACGACGATTACGATCTCGACTATACATTCGCAAACGATTATAGTCTCGACGAGGATACGTATGCCGATCTAGGCACATCAGATCTCGACGAGGATTATGCACGCGGTGGGCAAGACTATCAAGATCTTGCATATCGCCATTACGCATGATATAATACACCACAACCTACGAGATTCCTATGCCTACCGCACAGAAGCGTATTGTATCCGTTACACTAGATATCGAGTGCTATGATGATCTAGACCTAGAGCACCTAGACTGGGCAGATATGCTAGGTCTAGAAGGTGACGAGTCCGTACATTATAAGATCAAAGAACTCGATCCGTTTCATTAATGTGACACTTCTGTAACTGGCACAGGCGTTATAATATTATATAATGCTGCCGTTATATTAATATTATCATGCGGCAGGCACTAGTACCCCTGCCAAATTTGCCCTATGTATACCCTCCGATCCTGCCAAGTGGTCGAAGTACTGTGCCAGTTCTAGAGGTGGCACAGAGAGGCACACAGGGGGCGCTGGCGGTGTTATGTTGGTTTCGTTCCTGAGAGATCCCGATGATTTTCCTCACCTTGCCCCATTACGGTTGTGTATTCACTCTCTCCCAAGAAGATGGGAATGAGTTATACTATGCTCCGATCTATTCGGATGGTAATGTTAACCTTGAGGAATTCGCTCCTGTAGATCTTGATTCTGCAGATATGGATGAAATGGAACTATTTGATATCCGCAACCGCCTAGAGAAAATGTGCCAGATCTGAAACTGGCACAAGGG